CAATATTTCCTAAAAGAGGAGCATCGTAATTAAAAGTTCTCAAAGGAGAGACTGAATCTGTAATAGAAGATATCACATAACTAGATCCGGGAGTACCTGAGCCTTTAAAGTATAACGTCTCTCCGTTGGCTGCTGATACATAGATCTTAGCAAGAGGTACATCAGGATTTGCTGTAGTTGGTATGTTAACCGTAATACCTGAATTATCTCCTACAGTAATTGTAGAAGCTACCCCAGCTCCTGATTCAATACCAAAAGAACTAAGAAAAGTTGTAACTACCTGATATGTTCCTGCAGTCAAAGAGCCTGTAGTACTAGATAGGGTAGGGGAGCTAGGTTTAGTAATACCCCAAGTTCTTACTGATCCATTTTCTATAACTCCATTATAAAAAGGAGAAGTAAAGTAGATCCGTTCATCTACTCTTTCAAATGAAACATTATCAAAATATCTCGAATCAACTACTGTATAACTTAAATCAGGATTGATCTGAACTAGTTGATGATTTCTAACTGCATAACAGATATTTCCATCTGACCAAAGAGAAGTATAGACTGCAGTATCCACCAATGAATATCCCTTTCTTTTAGTAAGATTCCCTTGTTTATCTACATTGACATTATCTACTTTCTTTAAATATTCTGGATCTGTATTTTCTGGTTTTAAAACATTATTTAATCCTCTAAAAGAATCTATCAATACTGTCTTTGGATGTCTAGCCATTATAATCCACCGTACCTTATAGATCTATTAGTTGTATTTCTTTTTCTTGTATCTGAATAAGCTGAAGTAGCAACAAACTCTTGAGTAAATTTCTGCAAGAAATGTAGGGATCTATTAGGATCTAGTGTATTAACTTCATCTTTATCATAACAGAGATGAGCAGCATACCAAAGCATGGGTACTACAAATTCATCTCTTAATTCTAATTCTGTAGTATTAGAAGTCCAATCGGCTTCAGCCAAAGGTAATCTGTATACTAACAATTCATATTCATAGATAGCATCTGGTGTGGGATAAAGAGAAATGGAACCACTTATATAATTCGGAATGTATCCTTCTGGTTCTCTAGAGGTATCTTCAAAAGATTTATAACCCCATACATCTTTAATATCTAATTGGGTGAGATATCTGCCAGATGTCTTACATCTTATACCTTCGATCTGAAGGATTCTAGCATCTAATGAATATTCTCTGGTTGAAGCTACAGTAGTGATATCAAAAGAAGCATTAACCTCTTTAACTGGTAAAATCCTACGGTATACCTGTCTTATTGCTTCATTAACATTGGCTGTTAACTCTTCATTAGTCCATCTCAATTGTAGTGTATCTGAGTCAGCCTCTGTAAAGGTCTGCCAAGCTACACCGATACCACCAGTATCATCTAAAATATTTCTCCTAAGATATGTTATAGCTTCAAGTAAATTCATTTATTAATCCTCAGAGATTAGATCTTCCCATATATCTTTATAATCTTCTTTTTTGACTGGTTCTCCATAGAATGCAGAGACCTTTCTAACTAATGGGAATCCATGTTTATCTGTATTTTCAACAGGATTTTCTTTAATTTCTTTCAATACTTCTTTAAGCTTATCTCTTTTAATCTTAGCTTCGACCTCTAATTCTAGTCGTTTAGCTTCAAGCTTATCTTCCAAAGTAGTACCTACCATATCTCCAGATACTGCACCTGCAGCATAAGCTTCTTTCCAAAAGCATTCTGGTAATGGTCTAGGAGTTTCTGTAATTGTAACGCCTTGTCCATTCAATAAAGTAACTCGAATGTCACCTTTCGTGGACCTAAATAGTCTATTATCTGACATAACTCACCATAGTAAAAGAACCCTCTAGCCCCTCTATAAAAGAAGGGAAGAGGGCCATGTTATTAATTAGCCTTCAGAGAAATATGCGCGGTTAGCCACGATATACTCTACAACAACCTCAGCAGAACCAGCAGCAGCAGGATCAGCTACAGTAATAGTTACATCTACGGTATCAGCTACAGTATATTGATAACCAGTAACAGTAAGAGCGGTTACTCCGGTAGCAGCACCATCTACAGCACTTGCATAACGAGTAGTTGAACCACCATCACCAATATTAACATCAACAGTTGCAGTAGTTGCACCGATAATATTCAGATAACCACCAACAACAATTGCACCTTCTGGAAGGTCGATTGCTGGATAAGTACCTTGTACTGCTACGTCATTACCAGTACCAAAGGTAAAGTCAACTCGTGCTACTGATACGTCTTGACGACCTGATTTTTTTGTAATTGCCATTTATTTTTCCTTTAATTAAATCTCATCTAACATCTTCTGTCTAGCAGATTTCTTTTTAACACCTTTTTTAGTGGTCTTCTTGCCTTGAAGAGCATCAGAGGCTCCACCTAGCATACCACCAAAGAAAGAAGTAAGATCTCCTAAACGCTTTCTAGCTTGATTAGCTTTCTGTTTAGTATTATCAGCCATCGATCTGTCCTAATCGTTTCTTTTTTACTTTTCTAGAACCTTTCTTAAGATATCCAGATTTCTGAAGGGCAGAGGTTGCAATAGCCCATGCAGAACTTTCAGATTTTCCTTCTTTCTTAAGTTTGGTAACTAACTTATCTAATTTCTTAGGCATAATAGACCTCTCCCACCGAGAATCCCCAATAGGAGAGGAACCTTAATTAGATAGCGTGATCGATTGCCAATACACCGAAATCTTCTACAGACTTATCGTAGATAGAGTAGAATTTAGGTTTCAAGAAACCAAACATTTTATCTACGTTAACACCAGGAGAAGAGTCATAGTTGAACCATTTCTCAGACCACTCAGGAGAACCCAAGTCAGCCATACCTAGAGCCTGTGGACCACAGATCAGCATACGAGAACCAGTAACACCATTAACGGCATCAGTAGTCAAACCCCAACGATCAGCGCCAGTAGCACCCAAAGTATTAAATACCAAACGATGCTCATGGAAGATCAAACCATCAACAGTAACAATACCACCAGTAAACCAAGGGTTATTAGAACCACGTTGTTCACCAGAGGTTACTGCACGTTGATAGTCAGCATCTTTTTTCAACTGAGCTAAGGCTTCAGGACGTACAAAAGCAATATAATACTCTTTACCACCTTGCATCAAAGGTTTGATGTAGTGAGTTTTAGCATATACAACTGCATCTACGATAGCTTTATAAGTCAAAGTATCGGAGGTAGTCAGGTTAGGAGTATCTGGAGCAACAAGCTTACCAGTTGTCCCATTCCACTGACGGTGTCTATTAGTTGTTGGAGCCGATACATCACTAGCAAAAGCAAGGGAACTAAAAGCACCAGAAGAACGGCGTGAACCGTCGTTGTTGAACTCATATGAAATACCAGATAAGGTTAAGAAAGCCAATTGGTCCATACGGTTAGCCAACCAGTAACTCAAACGATCTTTAGCATGTTCACGGAATTTAACAACTGTCTTTTGTTCAGCCAGTTTACCTTTTTGACGTACACCATGAGAGATCAAATCAATAGTGATCTTGTCATTGTAAGTACGCATTTCTTCTTCGTTGCCTTCACGTTCGTTATCCCCGACAACACCATCATCAACCAAGTCAGCCAACAGGTGCATGATAACTTCTTCACCACGTTCTGTTTTAGTCAACTCAGTGATACGTTGAATTACGGACATCTCGGAAGTACCCAAGAATCTAGAAATGAAAGCAAGGTCTCGTGCCTCTTTCCATACATCTCTAGACCAAACAAGTTTTTGATCCGCAGTTAAGGCTGCAAAATTTGTTAAAGCCATTTATTTTTCCTTATTAAAATTAAACATAAAAAGATGGACATTTCGGAGTCCTTGCCGACTTTCTATGTGAAAGCAAACAATTTGGTAGCGAAGAGGGGAGTCGAACCCCTAACTCTAGATTATGAGTCTAGTGAGATACCGTTTCTCTACCTCGCAATTAAATATTAGAAATCACCTCGTAAGGCTCTTTTCTCTTTATTGGTTAGTTTATCAAAGTCTTTTTCAGAGAGCTTAGAGACATCTACTGCCTCCAGATCTACATTTTTAAGACCTGTACTTTTAGTTTTAGGTGGTTGTGATCTTGAAGCTTTAGCAGATTTGATGGCTGCTTTCTTCTTACGAACAGTACCTAGTTTAGAGACTTCCTCCCTTTTATAGAATGGAAGTGCTTTGGAGACAGCCTTCCTGAGAGCTTCATCCCTAGAGAGTCCTGCTGAGATATAACCAGAAAGAAAAGTGTTGACTGTATCTACTGCTTCTTCATTATAGTCACTAGATTCTGGATCTAAGAAAGAGTGTTTACGTTCAAAACTTTCAATTAAAGAGTTGAATTTAGTAGCTTCAGAGACTTTATCTGCAGATTTGGTGGCCTCCGTTAAGGCATCTTCCTTTACCTGCTTAATTTGATTCTCTAAGTGTCTCTGATATTCTCTAGAGATCTTAGAACGTAGGGCGGCAGCCTTCTTAGTTTCACCTTCAATCAATAATTCTGCATATTGTTCTTCAGCAGTTTCAAAATCAAAAGCAGGTTCCTCAGGTTCAACTTTAGAGTCTTTAGATAATAGAGCTTCTAGTTGAGATTCAAGCCATTTAATACGTTCACGATCAGCATTAGATTTATTAGAAGTAAGCTCTTCTAGCATCTCACGGGAAATAACTACTGAGTCATCATCTTCTTCATCCTCGTCATCATCCTCGCTTTCATCACTATAATCGCTTTCTGAAGTCTCCTCTCCCTCTTCTTCATCCTCTCCCTCTTCTGAATCTTCCAATTCATCGTCATCTTCGTCTTCCTCTAAGAAATCCCCACGATCTTCATAATCTTCTTCATCCTCTTCCTCTTCCTCTTCTTCTTCATAGAGTTCTTCTAGATACATTAGATCTTCTCGTTCTAACATATCATAATACTCTTGAAGTTCTTTACCTTCTAAAAACATACACCACCTATTCAGTTGTTAATTAACTCAAAATGAATAAGATCGTCAAATTTATTATCCTTAACTTGAAAATCCATATTCCAATCACCACCCCATCTAAGCTGAATCCCTTTCATTGCCGCAACTCCTAATACAAAACCAGCGAAAAGAGTAAATCTTTCACGGTCATCCCAGTTTTCTGGAATAGGATATGGAGCTACATCGATAGCGATGGCTGGTTCTTTGTTGTGTTTCGATTTAGGCCACTTAACCTTAGTCAGACCAGCATTATATTTTTCATCTTGTTCTGATTTAGTCCTAAATCCTGTGATGATTGTACAGTCTACATATTTGATAACTTCATTAAAGATATCTTGTAACTGTTCATCACACTCTTCTAATTTTTGTTTACTCTTGTCCGAGTATCGGTACATTGGGTTCCTCCTGTTCCATAGGTTCTTCAGGCTCTTCAGGTTCTTCCTTTTCTTTTACTGAAGATAACAAACCATCAATCAAAGGAGCAAGGCTAGGGTTCTGTGAAATAAGAGTGGCTACATCAGCTAACTGTCTTACAGAATCTGCATTCTTAGAGGAAGTTTCAGCCTCTAATTTCTCAACTTGCTTTTTAAGAGTCTCTAATTGTAATTGTAATTGTTCTGATTGAAATTGTTTTTGTTCATCAGATAATTCACCAGAAAGCCTTTTAGCGATTTCATTCTTTCTCGATAAAGTGGAAAGACGAATCATTTCATCATCTGGTATCTCAACTCCATACTTTCTCATCTCAATCGCTTGAGCAAACTGAGCATTCTGGAAAGTGATCTGAGTTGGGACATCTGCAATTACAACATCATACTTGCCAACTGTTACATCATTTATTAATCCAAGATCAGTTTGTTTGTTGATAGCAACCTGCTGATCTTCTTCTTCTCCATCTTCATTTGAAGAAGTAATAATAAAAGTGCGTTCCTCTGTATAGAAAGATTGAATTAACTCTAAGATTCTTGTAGCTATAATATTTCTAGTTCTAAATAGATTATCGATTGGAGCTGCTAATTGGACAGCAGCCTGATGGACTCTTGATTGAATAGCTGTACCAGATACCTCCGGGCCTTTGCCTCCTTGGAAGGTTTCAGAAACACCTGAAATCAATCTGATAAGTTCTACTCCTGTATTCACTAAGTCCTTTAAGCCTGTTGGTATTTGATTAGGCTCTATTTTAGCAGGAGGAGTACGACCTGCTTTATATTCCAATACTAAACCTGTTTGAGAACCCATATCCTCTAGATCTTCAACATCCATATTAACTAGAGTTCCTTCTTCAACCATCCATCCTGAATTAGCCGTAGTATTTACTGTATGGAGTATTTGAGAATAGACCTTATTAATCATTTCTTGTGTTTTAATAAGGTTATCAACTAATCCAAGAGTAACTCCACGTCTAAAGTAAGGAAAGTAAGGAACTACCGTAAAATGGTCATATGGACTCCATTCATCATGAAGCACTACATCTCTTGTACTAACAGTCCATCGAACTCTCTTAATCAATCTTTTGATTATTTCATATCCAAGCTCTTTAGCTGTTTTATTTTTATCTCTTGCTGAGATGTTATCCGGTACAGGAATTAAATCTCCAGTCTCTGGATTTAAATAGAATTCTCTATTCTGTAATTTCCAGTATTGTCTAGATATAACTCTAGCATGCTCTTCTCCGCCTGAATCTGTATAAAAGGCAGAAAAGTTATTAATAGTACCAAATTTATTTCTCTCTTCTTCATAAGAATCTTCACCAAAATCAGGTTCATCATCTATGAAGGTTTGAATTTGTCTCCATTTATTAAGACCATATGTCTCCTTGATATCATCGAAAGTCATCCATGAGGTTACAATGACATCATTCCAATCATCAGGATCATATGATTTAGCATCCTGATCTGGTATTACATCTAAAGGGTCAAGAGTAGTAATCTTGATATCTCCATAGATGTTATCATTAAAATCCATTCTAATATCAAAATAACCTCTTTGTTGTACTAGACCATCTTCAAAGACTTGTGACTCTAACCAAGGAAACTTATTTTGATCTACTATAAACATTGAGAGTTTAGATAAGATATCAGAAATTCCCTGATCGTCTATCTCTCTGGGCTTATAGGCTATATCCATTCTTGATTGTGTTTGATAGCCAGTTACAGTATTAATTGTGGAAAAGATGATATTTTCTTCTAGCCAAGGCTTTCCTTGATTCTCTAGTTCTTTCTTAACTGCATCATCCCATTGATTTCCAGCACCAAGATAAAATCTTTCATTTAATTTAGCTTGTCTTTGATATTCTTGATGCCCTCTGGAGACTGAGGATGTATATCTATCCCAAGTCTTTCTGGCTAATTCTTGATTTCTTTTTAATTTAGTCATTAGGCACCCTGCCAAGATTTAGTTGCTATTGTTCTACGCGCTCCACGCATAAATTCAGATTTAAAGGATCTAGCTTTAGGCAATGTAATTCCTATAGCCATATATCTGAAGCCATCTGCTGGATCTGATGCCCAGTCATGCACTGGTCTATCCTTGTATTCCTGTTTTTTCTCATCGTACTCTCGGTGGTAGTTCCGTAGCGCATCTATTCCATCCTTGCACCGAACCTTGTCAAAGAAGCAATGAGGTAAAACCATCCTTACAGCATTGATGCCCTCTTCTATAGGTAATTTAGGTAATACATTTACCCTAGTACCTTTAAATAATTCTTCAGCAACTTCAAGTCTAGTACGTCCTGTACCAAATTCTATATGTGCTAAATCATGAGGGAAGTTATGACTTTTGTAAATGTAAGGTTTTTGTTGTAAGATCTTCGCATAGTGCTCTATGCCTTTAGCTTTATTAGTGTAATAATCAATAATATGTAACTCTTTACCCATTGTTTGAGTAAACCATATACAAGTATTATCTCCTACACCTATATCCCACCAAGTCTCTACAGTTGATGTAGAGTCATGAGGTATATTGGTAATCCGTCCTTCTTCTTCTGCTTGCTCTAATTGAGCTAAGTAGTAGAACCCTTGAGCATTAGCAATCCATGAACAATAAAATTCTTGTTGGATCATCTCTTCGGACATTCCAGCATCCCTTTCCTCTTGAATATCTGCATCAGTAATAATTCTATTACCTTGTTCATCCACAGAATCGTTTACAGTTATATATTGTGTAAACCAATTAGGGTTTTTAACAGCCATCTGGTATAAATCATAGAAATGGTTCTTACCATTAGGTGTTGAGTTGAATACAGCCCATCCTTTATTTTCTCTTAGGATAGGTCTAATGATATTCCAAGCTTTAGGGTTCTGGAAAGCGAACTCAGAAAATACACATCCTACAGGGTTAGCTCCACGAACTTTATCGAATTTATCAGTACCAATAATTTGAATGATACTTCCATTTACCAATTCTACTTTCATATCTGTAGAATTCTTATTTTGTACAAGAATCTCTGGAATATGATCTAGAAATTTAAAACCTGAGCCATCTACACCATCCCAGATAACTCTTCGTCCTTGAGCAAATTCTGGGAAAAGATAATAATAGACACCCTTCCTTTCTAGTGCCTTTTTAATAACTAAGTTAAAGAGGGATTTATCCTTACCGGCACGTCGATGATATACGACAATTGCTCTTTTATACCCAGAGTCCATTGCTTTGAAAAGAGGAAGCTGATATGGTCTAGGTCTAAACTGATAAGGTATAACTATATCCATACATTAACTTCCTTTAAATGCCTTTACTGATTTCTCTACAGATCTACCAACGATATATCCACCGATACCAACTTCTACGATATCCAGTAGGGCTAAGACTTGTGCTTCTGAGAGATTCTCAGGAGTAAAGCCTAACCAGTGAGCGGTGATCAAAACAGCAAAGTTAACCATGATTAGAGGTCTCCAGTTACGTTGTAACCAGGATTCTCCTTTGGCCTCTGCTAAGACTACATCACTTTGTTTGGAGAGAACTGTGGAGATGTGTGTTAATAATTCTTTATTTAATTCTGATTTAAGTTTCTCTGAAAAGCCTGCATCAGGAGCAATCTTATCTACTACCTTGTTGACTACATCAGAGATAGGCTTTAGTAACATTTCCCACATTTATATGATTCCTTTATCACTAAGCCAGGCTATTGACCCAGCTATTACAATTACCACTGTCCATACTATTTTAGCTTCCCTCCTAATAGATCTATTTTCTCTTTGTATTAGCTCTACTATATCTTTATTGGACTTAGTAATCTGTTCAGTCATATTTTCTGAGGTTCCTTCTACTGTAGTGGAAAGGTTGGTGATAACCTTCTCGAAATATGATTTTTCTACAAACTTATCCTGAACTAAAGTCATAATAGAACTTTTAGCTTTTAATATTTCCATCTGAGAATCTGCATTATTTTTATCTAATGTTCTCATTGCTTGATTTAATGAATCCTTAAGCCCCTCTGTTGTTTCTACCAGTTTATCTAGGGTACTTTGTTCTCTAGTCAAGTGGGCTACTAATGCTTGATATAACAAGTCATTAGATGAATTAGATTTGTCAGACTCCCTTCTGCCATAATTCCCTAACATTAGAATTCCGTTCCCCTTATATGAAAAGTATGATTAACTAAACCTGTGAAATCATCATTTAATCTTACTATAAATTGATCTCCGGGAAGTAAGACCAAAGGAACTCCATAATCTCGTATTAAATCAAAACTGATATTTAATGTTCGAGTTGCTTTGAGGGTATCCTCATATGCAATTATATCTACAGTAGAAGAGATAATACTCCATTCATAGTTATTATGAACTGCATATCCTGATACAAGAGGTATTGGAGTTCCTAAAAATGAAGGTTTAATAAAAAACTTAACCCCGTTAGTTAAAGAAGGAAGAGATCCATAGGTTTCCTGTAATACCTTATCATCATCAGTGATATTAGCATGAATAGTTCTTATTCTAAACTCAGAATCCGCTTCATAGTAAATATCTTTGGCTACTGTCGAATAATCTCCAATATAGGATAGTGTACCAAGACCATCTCCTGTATCTGTTAGAAACTTCTGAGTTGGGAGACCGAGGGTAGTCTCTGTAACACATGTATTACCATAAGCATCACATAGTTGAGTACGAAGATCACCCTCCTCTTTTACTTTTGTTGTTAGGAGTAATCGTTCAGTCATCTTAGCCTCCTTAGACGGATGTCGGAATTAATGGAGCGTGAATAACTGGTTGAATCAATCCTTCTTGATAAGTCCAAACTGCGGAACCATCGGCTACAGTACCTGAAGTAGGCCAGACAGGCTCAGTAGATCCTGTTGTACCTGCTGTAGTACATTTATAATAATATGGCTTAGATACTGGATTAGTTGGAAATCTCAGTTCATTTAAAGTTACAACCTCCGAAGCCATCCACTCCAAGCCTTGATCTGCTTTTACTATTACCTTACATGGAAAAGGGTTAGCTACAGGTATTGTGAAAGTTGTCCCTGTAGTGGTAACTTCTCCTACCATAGTACCTGTTTCAAGATCATATGCAGTACAGATCCAAGTACTAGCTGTAAGACTCTCTGAGATTGTACCGTTTATCTCCCAACCTGTAGCAGGAACTACATCAAGATTTTGAAGAGAGTATATCTGATTATGTTGTTCAATAATAGATCCATCAGAACTATATATTACTACTCCTGGTACTCCTGAGGTGGCCACAGCAAAGGAGGTATTATCTATCCACTTAATATGTTCTACCCTTGAAACTGAAACATGAGCAGTAATAACATCCACAGTTACAGTAGACCAGTCACTTGTATTATATAGGACTATATAAGGACTAGCTTGGTAGCCTACTGCTAACATAGAGCTATCAGGACTAAACTGACAACAATATGCAGAATTGCTAGGAAGTGTGCTGGGGTTTGTTACTTTACTCCAATCACTAGTGTTATATATGGTTATATAAGGTGTAGTAACATGGGCTACAACCATCCAAGTTCCATTTGGACTAAAACAAACACCATTTCCATTTCCTGCAGGAAGTGTGCTAGGATTTGTTACCTTACTCCAATCACTAGTGTTATATATGGTTATATAAGGTGAAGTAGCATGAGATATTGCACAGAGGGTGCCTGCAGCATTAAAGGCTATATCTGTACCATTTCCTGCAGGTAAGGTGCTAGGTGCTGTAACCTTACTCCAATCACTAGTGTTATATACAGTTATATACGGAGAGGAGGAGTGAGCACATGCAAGAAGTGTTCCTGCAGGATTATACGTTAAACCGTAGGGTGATGCTACCGGAGCATCTGAGATATCAGCCTTTTTTGTAAGTGTGGATAAGTCATATAGATGTATAAAGGGACTGACTTGTAAGCTAAAAGCTAACTCTGTCTTATCAGGTTTAAATGAACAAGCGTATGTAGCGGAGGTCGTTAATTGATCTAATGGCATAGATGTTTCATTCGTAACACCATCTATCATTTTAAGTTTAGGTACGTCTGTTGCCGAAACAGTTACAATAGTTCCTTTATTTATATAAGGATCTCTCATCTTTCTTCCTCATCATAATTCTTAATTAAAAAAGAAGGGAGTTCCTCTTCTTCTAGTGATTCTATCTTCTCTTTAACCTTAACTTCTTTAGTGATTTTGGTCTCATCAGATCCAGAAGTGTAGTTAACAATATTAAAGTGTATCTCATCTTTTTCTTTTACCTCTTCAAATAGACCTAAATGTTTACCTAAAAGATTAAGAGCTTGTACTCTGGCATTAGCAGCACTTTTCATATTTTTAGCTTCGCTCAGTAAAAGAGAGAGGATATCATCTTTATCTAAAGCGATAGCTCTAGTCTTTTCAATGAGTTGCTTATTAATATGATATTGTAGGTTTTCTCTTCTTGAATAAGGATTATCAGAAGGACTGTGTTTTAAATTAGGCTTCAAAGCTCTATAGGCTTTAGAGTGATCTAAAGTACTGAGATATGCTTCTAGGTATAGCCTTTCTTCTGCATTAAGTCTAGGCTCTTTGAAGGTCATCTCTTTTTCTTTGGGAGTGAATTCCTCATTTTTTTCCTGCATTACGATTCCTTTTAAATGACCTATTTTTACTTTTAGAGACTACCCTTAGATTCTTATCAGAATTATTATTGGCATTAGTATCGCGATGATCTACATCTAGATTATCACCTAAACGGACTTTGCCCTTCTTTTCTAGTTTATATCTAGCCCTATTACGACTAGCTCTTTTAGCTTTCTGAGAGGCTTTAGAATGGTAATTATCATACTCTTGTCGGTAATTCCTTTTATAGTTAGGTGAACTAGGCATCTTAGTCTCCATGAAATGTCTACTTAGACAATATATTTTAAAAAAAGTTCAATAGAATTCTATATTTATATTTTTTTTTCTTTTCTATTTGATCTGGCAGGACTATTAGATATTAGACCCCCCTTAGATCTGGCATGTATATTAGGAAAGAAAAATAATTATTAGTATTGTGGGGGGAAAGAAGAAGAGAGGGGCTATAGGTACTATGAGAGAAAGAGGGAAAGGAGGAACTATAGGTCATGATATATATACTATATAATTCCATCAGACTATTCTAATATACCCCCCTTCGAATATTATAAAATTCTGATAGACTAAAATACTTGACAGACCTGACAGAATCTGGTAGAATAGTAGGGTTTTGCCTTTAAGAATCTGGCAGGTCTGCTTGACTTTTGCTGGACAATATAGTATAATAGGGAAGGGCAGGAATATGAGACATAACATTCAGGACTATGCCTTATACCTTAATATATCTGTCCTATCCTGCTCACCTGCTATTGACTTTTTAATCCATTGTGGTAAACTGTAGTCCACAGTTAAGGGAACGACTGGCAGGCAATACAAGGGATTGACATACCGCAGGCTTTTCGGTAAACTATAAGCCACAGTCACGGAAACGTGCAGCTCTTTAACAAGTTATTCTTTTGCAGTATTGTGGGGCTTTTAAGCCTCATATCGGGAAAACCTTAATCTATAGGTATGCCCATAGTCCGCTGGTTCTGACAGTCTAGCTGTATCCATTAGTCTGTTTCCCTTTGAAGGTCTATAGTGTATCTGTTAAGTTTAGTATAGGTATGAGTGCTAGGCTACCGTAGAAACCACAATGAAAGAATAAATACATCCGAGAATCAAGAGATACCCATAGGATTCGTCCGCCTTTCGCACTCTAATAGTGCCTAGTGGGGTTTAGTGGGTATAATGGAACTTAACGGCTTAAGCTGTCTATTATTGTGCATACTCTAATAGTAACGGTTTATTGCTGGTTACTCAATTACATAGCAATGCGGTACAAGGAAACCATAATCTTGTATTAGTATGTGAGTCTATCTAAAAAAGTCTGAAAGTCGCCCACTGGGCATAGGCAAGACTTGTTCTCTTTCGCGTATAGTTTGAACGTGCTCTATACGGTAAGCAATAAGGCGTTGAAATTACGTCATCCCGTTTCTATAAGGTCTAGCAATCCTTAAAGATATAAGGTAAGGGAAAAACGGCACTAGTAAATAGACTTATAACCTAATAGTTATAACTGTGTTTATTATCGGAGTATTAAAAATGAGTATAAATAAGCTGGCTAAATTCCTGTTAACCGCTGGAACCGAAAATCGGATTAATGCCTTTAAACAGGCAAAACAGATAATCAAGGGAGCTGGAATCTATTATGACTTGTATGTAAATCACTCTTTCACGGGGATAAAGTTAGTTTACCCTAGTGGAGCGGTAATGGTAATCAAATCACTGTAACAATTTGCTTTACTTCCTAAAAGCCTTAGCCTATCAGGTTTGTATAACTGGTAGGCTTTTTTTATGCCTAAAGATTATATGCTAATAAGTCAACCGATTGTGGCTTATTATCCCTATAATTTTATTAATAAGGTGAGCAATCATGAAACCATATAAAAGTAATTATGAGATGAATCTCAGTATCGACAAAATAGCCAATCACTCTAATAGTGTACAAGGAACCATTCAGAAAACTGCATTAAGAGTATTTCTTTCCGTTCAAAAGAATGGATTGGATTGGCAAGCTATTAACAGACTCTATTCAACCTTAAACGGTGGAGTGAATAAAAAAGCTTTAAGAACATGGATTGTCGATCATACTCCACTAGTATGGAATGATAAGGAAACTGTCTTTAAACGTAAGGTAAAAGGGAAATGGTCGGATATGCGCTGGAATGAGATGTCATCTGTCTCATTTTGGGATTATCATAGACAACAAAATAAAAACAAGGGCGACTATGATGCTGATAAGAAAATCAAAGGATTGGAAGATCGTTTAGTAAAATTGGCGGATGAATTTCGTGAACATCATATTGATGCACAATTGATAGAAGAAACAAAAGCTTTTATCAAGAAACGTCGTATAGAATTAGAGGCTCAATATAAAGCCGAATCCAAGGCTAAGGCTGAACAGACTGAAGCTGAGTTCGATGCACTCGAACAAGAATTGGAATCTGAATTGGAAAGTAATGTAATCGAATTGATTCCTATGAAAGGTGGAGAGATGGTCCCATACTTTAAATGCTCCAATGATGGGGATAACGAATCAACCTTGGTCCATGCCTCAGCATCTGAGTCTGATTTGATGGATGCCTTTGACCATGTAGTAAAATCAGAACAACTGATTCCTGCTTTCCGTTGCTATCAGGTAGCAGCATAATCTAATACAATATAATGGACAAGGAAGTCCTTAACCTTTAGGAATAAAGCTATGAACAGACAAGATATAATTGAATATATAAACTCCTTAGACCTTAAAGGATTTAAGTATGAGTCAGATGAGATTATCTCAGAGCACTATGACCTTTCTAGTAGAGTAATCTTTTTACTAGATGACTCTTTATATTCTTTTGTTGAACTGGAAGAAATAGAATTTAGATTAAATCAGTTCCTGAATAAAACAGATTGGATATTGGTCTATACTCTTTATATAGATAATAATGAGTGGATATTCGATATCTTTAAGAGAGGTGTATGATGGAAGAAAGAGAGAACGATGACCTTGCAATACTCTATCCCGAAATCTATGGGGATACTGAGAGATTGGAATACCTCTTAGACCTAGCAGATGACTTCCAGTTGCCCTTAAAGATTGTATTAGAGGTATCCGCTAGCCTCGGAGAAGAACTAGACCAGACAGACCTCTTAGAAGTCTTAGAGGATATCTCCATCAAACAGACTATTAATGACTTGATGTATGGCTCTGAGCTTCCTTTCGTATAATGATTAGATGGAGTAATCATGAAACCTATGGATTATAAAAAACTATTCTTTATCTTTCTTAAAAAGAGAAGAGCTTATTCTAAATTCAAAAGGAATAGTTTACTAGCTTTATCTTCTGATCCTTATATGTATATTAGTGGTGCTTTCTATTGGGAAGAAACACATGAAGGACGTGAATATTGGAATAATTTATCTGACGAATGGAGAAAAATTCTATGTATTACAAACATAAAAAATTAAACTATAAAAAGCTATTCATTATCTTTCTTAAAAAGAGAAGATTATATTCTGAGTATATCTCTGAGTATCCAAATAATATCTTAGATACTTTTAGCCCTTTTAGCTATGTTAGTGGTTCTTTTTCGTGGATTAAAACCAAGAAGGGTTATACTTTCTGGAACAATATACATATAGAGTGGCGTGGTATCGTGGAGGATATCCGTTTTTTAGATAATCTAAACTTAGGACTCCTAAAAGCCTTTAATCTTCACAAGAAGGTAGAGTCCTATTCTTCCCTAAGTAGGATTAATAGTTTCTATGATGTATCTGACTTTATTAGTGTTGCTTTTGGATGGTCTGAAAGTAAAGAAGGGTATGACTATTGGTTAAAAGCAGCTAAAGAACTAGATTCTTTTGAGGTGTGATATGAAAGGTATAAGAAAACGTAGAATGATGGATAGAGATTTACAATTAATTTGTCTAAAGAATGGTAGATATTTATCGGATAAAGTCCGACATATATACCCACTAAATACACAAGGTAAGCTGTCCGGTAGATATGTCAATGAATATGGTAATAAGATACCTCTTATCTCTATGGATGAGGGTAAAATTTGGAAGGAGGCCCAATGAAACATGAAAAGTTAAAGAAGGTAATAATCGGATATCACCACTTAGATCGAGAGAATAGACTTATTCTTTTTAAGATGTATCTTAAGTCTCATGGTGCATTAAAGAAATATTATAATAATGTACTTACTAATAGACCGCCATTAGTTAATAAGGAGAGTGGTATATGGGGGTATATATCAAGACAATGTACACTTCCTAATATCTATAGTTTGTTTATATGGGCTGATACTCCTGAGGGTTTCCTATATTGGAGAGAAATAAATGACGGGTACGTCTCATGGTTATACGATATACTCACTATGCCTCACACTTCCATCAAGCCTTTAGTCGCTAGAATCCTACATAAAAAGAAGGAAGATACCACTAAAGAATATAACAATTTTATGGTGGCAGTAAGAGCCTTAGCAAATCAATATCTACTTGTCGAGTAATCATGAAATATATTATCCTCAGTATTATATTTAGTCTACTACTATCAG